GCCAGGACATGATGGAGATACTGATAGCGCATGAGTTATTGGGCGGGAACGCCCTATGGATGCCTATTATCGTTAATGGCAAGGTAAAGGAATTCTGGCCAGTAATGCCCGACCTAGTGAAACCAATCCCGTCCGGTAACGCCGACGAATGGCTTAAGGGTTGGCAGGTCACAAGCCATAGCGAGCGAAAGGTGCTTCCGCCCGAGCAGTTCATCCACTTTATGCAGATGGATCCCGGTAACCTGTATTGGGGTACATCACCTTTGATGGCCGCTGCTCGTACAATAGATACAGATAATGAAGCCCAGGACACACAGAAGATATCTATGCAGAATCGGGGCATGACCGATGGCGTATTTTCCCATGAAACCGCCCTGACAACAGAACAGTTTGAGGAAGCGAAGAGGGTCATTAGAGAGCAGTACCTTGCCAAAAATAAGAGACGCGAGCCCTGGGTGTTGGGAGCAGGAGCGAAATGGACCCAGATGTCGATGACTCCTATTGAGATGGATTACATACTGTCTCGGCTAGCCAACCTCAGAGGTATAGCAACTGCTTTCGGGTTAGACCCCTGGGTCCTTGGAGACCGCAGTGCTTCGACATACAACAACGTCATAGAGGTAAGGAAGGCAGTATACATAGACGTGGCGCTCCCCATGCTGGACGACATAAAGAACACGCTCAACAACAGGATAGCGCCCATGTATGGCAATATTGAAATATCGTATGACACGTCAAAAGTGGCTGCACTAAGGGAAGATTTCGGCGCCAAGGTAGAACAGGCCGATAAACTGTGGAGCATGGGCATACCGTTTGAAAGGATAAATGCCAGGCTTGAAATGGGCTTCGACGAGTTCGAGGGATGGGAAACCGGGTACTTGCCGTTTAACCTGATGCCTGTTGGCAGTCAACCGGTAGAATCGGTAGAGCCAGAGCCAGACGAAGATTCCGATAGTACTGTGTATGGCCAGAAGGCGTTTGACCTCAATGAAGAACAGAAGACAATGCACTGGAAGCGTGTTGATCGTCGCCGGGTAGCCTGGTGGTCAGTAGTGGCTCGCAAAATGAAGCCGCTATACGATTCTGAGGCCAAGGCTATAATAAAGGCGCTGTCCGGTGTCGCGGCTACCGAAAACGAACTGACACAGGCAGCTAGTCAGGCTATATCAGATGGCAGATCAGAATGGGAGAAGACCATGACTGCCGTGCTGCTGGCACTCATTGAAGACTTTGGTGGTGTGATTGCTGAAGACCTGGGCGGAAAGTCAATGAGTGGCGGTGAGCACAAGTGGGAGTTCGACCCGACTACTGAAGCCGTCCGTAGGTGGATAATTGCCAAGGCTACAGATGATATCGTTACTATATTGGCTACCAACCTTGATGATGTAAAATCAGTAATCCTGGCCGGTGTTGATGAGAAGTTGTCAACCACTACCATATCAAGGAATATAAGACAGTTTTACTCAGACAGGTCACCGTTCAAGGCCATGAGGGTTGCTAGGACCGAAGTCAACCATGCGGCAGGGTTTGGTCAGCGGGAAGCGGCTAGCCAGTCCGGTGTTGCCAAGACCCACAGTTGGATTTCAAGTAGAGACGACCGAGTTAGAGATGAGCACGTTCTTATGGATACCGACGCGAACCACGACGTACCTTTCGACACTCCGTATTCTGATGGTTCCATGTATCCTGGTGAACAGGATATCATGTGTCGATGCGCTGAGTCTTACGGGACTAAATAAGGAGGTCCGCAATGAAGATAGAGCGAAAAACAGTAGGGTTCGAGGTAAAGGAAATCGACGAAGAAGAGGGTACTTTCACCGGGTATGCTTCGACATTCAGGAATCACCCTGATAGCTACGGGGAAATCGTTGATCCCGGAGCCTTCAAGAAGACTATCAAGGAGCGAAAGCAGCAGATCAAGATTCTGTGGAATCACGATACGTATGAGCCTATTGGTAGGCCCACTGAGCTTTCTGAGGATGACATCGGACTACTGTTCAATGGCAAGCTGTCGCTAGGTGTTCAGCGAGCACGAGAGGTGCTGTCATTGATGAAGGACGGCGTTATCAACGAAATGTCAATCGGTTTCAATGTTATCAAAGAGAAGATGGTTGACAATGTCCGGCATCTTACCGAAATCAAGCTGTATGATATCTCACCGGTTAGCTTCGCTGCTGACTCTGATGCGGTAATAACCGGCGTGAAAGATGATTCTCAAGTCCCCGATTATGTGATTGATCTCAAGGTTGGGGACTTGGACCAGGATAAGATTAAGGCCGCAATTGAAACACTGCAGGCACTTCAGATCCCAGTAGAGCCGGATGAGTCCACTCAAGAGGATCAAGAAGCCGCGAGACTGGAGGCATCAATAGCGGAGCTTAAGGCCAGAGCTGATGGCTTTAATACACGGGATGCCGAACAGCGTATTGCAGCCATACTCGAGAAAATAAACTGAGAGGGAATATCATGCCAGAAATAGCTGAAATGATTGAGAAAGCGGTGAATGCACTGCACGAAGCTACAGACCGTCAGGATGGCGAAATCAGGAAATTCGGCGAAATGACAGCCGAAACCAAGGCCATGGTTGACAAGATTAACACGGACCTGACTGCTGCGCTGACAGCAAAAGCCAAATACGAGCAGGTAATCGAGGAAATGGAGACAAAGCTCCAGCGACAGAACCTGCCCGGTGTTGATGCTGATGGCAACCTGCCATTGTCCGAGAAGGATGCCGCTCACCAAGCCGCGTTCTACAAGTATGTTCGCCAAGGCAAGGAAGCACTGACACCTGATGAACGGAAGGCGCTCGTCGAGGACGACACCGGGCTATACCTGGTAGAGCCAGAGCTTGACACGGACATCATAATGGCGCTTCCCAAGATTACGGTTATCCGTAACCTCGCCGCAGTTCGTACCATATCCAAAGAGCGATTGAAGATTCGCAGCATCGGTGGAGTAGCCGTTGGATGGGGCAAGCTTGAAACCGGGGCGGATATTGAAGAAGGGAGCCCTGTTCCTGGTACTCCGTCTTACCAGTACGTCGAAGACCTGTATGGCCTTGCCAAGATAGGCGAAGACGAGCTGGCTGACAGTGACTTTGACCTCGAGCCACTGCTTGCGGAACTGTTCTCGACGGCGCTTGGCGAGGAAGAGGATAAGCAGTTTGTACTCGGTAATGGTCACGACTCCGAGGAACCCGAGGGCATTACGATTAACGCCACACTCGTTGCTGCCACCGTAACCGGTACAGCAGCCGGAGCAGTCACCATCGAGAAATTCCTGGAGATTCTCTATACCTGCCCGACCCAGTATCGGAGGAATGGGTCCTTCATGGTCAATTCAACCGTCGAACTTGCACTCAGACAGCTGAGGGAAGTTGACATAGACGGTGGATGGACCGGAGCATTCCTATGGCAGCCAAGCGTTGCACTCGGTAAGCCAAACACATTCCTTGGCAAGCCGATTTACACCCAGGACGACATGCCTGACCTGAGCGACGCAGCCGGTATCATCGCCGTATTCGGTGACTTCAAGAAAGGGTACCGCATCGTCGACCGCAAGGGCATGTCCATCCAGCGCCTTACCGAGCTTTACTCCGAAGAGGGCCTGGTCGGTTTCAAGGTTCACAAGCGCGTAACCGGTGGTGTCATGAGGGCTGGCCAGAAGCCGCTGGTACTGATGACCGAAGGCGCATAACCCTTAGCACACCCGATGGCGGGTGGAAGCGAATAGAGATCGGGGCGGTGAAAATGATTCCGCCCCGAAATAAGAAAGGATGGTAAACAGATCATGGTAGCGAAACTGCACAGAGTACACTTTCCCGGAGTAGGTGAGGGAATCGTCCATAAGCCCGGCGGGTGCCCTTTTACCTACGATGACGAAGAGGTATATCCCATCGGCTCGTATGTCAGGTTCGGTAACAAGGGCTTCGTCTATGCTGGGGTTGGCAGCGGCACTATTGCCAATCTTCAGTATGGTGCCAAGCAGGCCAGTATACTTCAGCCCGTCGGCTGGTCAACCATTGCAGCTACAGTAGCTGCTGGTGTTAAGCAGGTGACTGTTGACCTCGGCGCTACTTCTGGTCCAGCTGGAGACGGCAACCTCGCCAAGGACTACTTGAAGGGTGGAGAAATCTGCCTCATGCCGACCTGGGGTACGGGGTTCACCAGGCACATAACTGGCAACAGCGTTGTCACCGGCGACAGTGGTGGTGAGTTCACGGTGGACTTCGACTCACCTACTCCTGCTGCTATGACGGTAGATGTGGCTCATGCCGAGTGCATCCCCAGCCCCTACAAGGACGTGCAGGCTCTGACTACAGGCAGTAGCAAGAACCCTGTCGTTGGTATGGCCACGGTAATAGCAGCCGATGGCAAATTCGAGTGGCTACAGGTCGAAGGCCCGTTTGGCATCGCAGCTCAAAACGACGTTGGCCATGCCGGGCATGACCTTCAGGCTGTGTTCCGCCATGATGGTACTATCGGTCCACATGCCGATGGTGATGGCAACGAGGCTGAACAGCAACACGCGGGTGTTATCATGTTCATGAGTCTAGCAAGTGGGCAGGGTACGCCATTTATCAACCTGCAAATAGCACATTAGGCTCTCGGTCTAACCAGCCGAGGGACTCCTCCTTTGTGGGAGGCTGGTTGATTCCGGCAACCAGCCTCCCCGTTAAAAACCGGGAAAGGAGAACAACAGTGGAATACAAACGAGTCAAGATGCTAAAAGGAATGGTCTCAATCTGGGGCCGGTTCCGATCCGGTACGATTGCAAGCATCCCAGAGTATGCGGCTGTCAACTGGGTGAACACCGGGATAGCGATAAGCATGGAGAGGCCAGACGTGATACCTGAGGGGATGTTCTGGTGCGAGAACCACATGAGTCTACACAAGCTGGATTCCAAGTCTGGCAAGAAGTGCTATGAATACATCGAGGCTGAAGCCGCTGATAAGGCATTGGCCGATGAAGCTGCTGATGATGCTGCTACTGACAGTAAGCGTGATGCCATAGCCATGGCAGCTATGACACCAGAGGAACGGGCAGCCAAGGTAACAAAGGCCATGAAACACAAGCCTGGTGCTGTTGTGGAAGGATCTGATAACGAGCCCGAGGTAGTGGGCGATGGTGGACCTCCTGAGGATGGACCTACTGATGAGGAGCCTGGTCCTGATGATGGACCTCCTTATGAGGAGCCAAATACAGAATGAGATACAGGGTTCTGAGAGCTTTTGTCCACGCGTGCCAGTTGCGCCGACCTGGTGAGGTAATAGAACTTGACCGGGAGTCGGCCGGACCGAGGTTGCGTACCGGTTTAATCATGCAGGACAAGAGCCTGGACGGTGCCAGTGAAACGAAGGTGGGGACGCCACCTATCAAACGAAAACGGAAGGCTAGGAGGTAAAACCATGCCAGAAGCAGCAACAGGTAGCGGAGCAAAGGTCTCTGGCTATACCGAAATCACAAACGGTGTCTGTGAGAACTGCCACATACCTATGGATGTGATTGATGATGTCTACCACTGCCCAATTTGTAGCGGTAGTAAGGGCGAGCTGCTTGTGGCTTTCAATTCGTTGCAGGCTGGTGACCATTGGGGGAACGAATACCAAAAAGAGAGGATAACCTACTGCATGAGACACAGACGAGACAAGATACCAGAGCACCTCAGGACTGGAGGCAAACTCCATCTTTTCAAAGGCAAGAAGGGAGAAGCCGAAAGACTGAAGGAATTAAATCTAAAGGAGGTTCAAGACAATGGCTGAGCGATGTATTCCAACAGCACTACTATTCCAGAGCGTGAGCAAGAAGCTCAAAGGTGATGGCGTAGACGCACTAACCCATCTAGGCTTGTCCACAGGCAGCATGGCTGCTATGGATGTGGACACCATTGCGTTCGCTACGGAAATCACCAGAGAGGCAGTCACGCCATCACTGGAGACGGTTACCAAGACTGATGACACGGTAGTTCAATCCAAGGCAGCCTGGAAGCCTGGTGCGAACACCATTTATGGTGCAGGGATGTTCACCGCCATCACCGGCGACCTGTTGCAGGTACTCCACGAGTGGGCAGCGTCAGTTACCTTCGAGGCAAACGACGAGGTCACCGAGACCATGAAAGTCCAGTCCAAGCAGGGTGCATAAATAAGGGCTGAGGGGGTGGAGCAATCTATCCCCTCACGCCGCCCATATAAAGGATTCGAGATGATTTCACTAGATGAGCATGAGGTAAAGTTATTCTCTAAGTATTTTGGTAAAGACAATCTTGTCCAGAAAGATGAATTCTGGGAGGATATTTTCAATTATTACTCCAGGGAGCTCCATGATGCGCCTCTACCTATGGTATTCTCACCATCCACACTTAGGATAGTAACCGAGATGCTCGTCTGCCCGCCTGGAGTATGTGGCAAGTGTTGTCATTATAATCATATCCAGCTTAGTGATTACGATGTCAGGCGGATAACAGAGAACACTGAGTATACCGAAGA